TTATTCTGTTTTTGTTCTGTTCCGGCGAAGCTGTGCTGTCTTTGAGAGCTGTTTTTGCCTGGCTTGCTGTCGGTACTTCTTCACCATTTCCAGCGATTTGTGGCCGGTCACGGACTGGATTTCCGTGTCTGAGCAGCCTGCCTCTGCCAGCTCTTTCGCGGCGGTGTAGCGCCAGCCGTGGATAACAAAGCCCTCGGCCTCGATCTTCTTGCGGACTTCGGCCACAAGGCTTTGCGCGCGCCGTTTGCTGATGTGCTGCGTCAGGTTCTTTGCCAGGATGTGTTTTCCGTTGCGTGGCAAACGCTCCAGGAACGTCTGCAGGCGCTCTGGGCAGAAGATCGAAAGCCGGGCGCCGGTTTTCTCCTGCACAACGTCCATATAGCCGCCCTGGAAGTGCGCCCATTCCATGGCGACCACATCACCAATGCGCTGCCCGGTGCCAATGCACAGCTCAAAAATCGCGCGCTCAATCGTCAGCCCGTGCTGTTCGCAATAGCGCTCATATGCGGCCAGCTTTGGCTCCGGCCAGGCTTCATAGCTACCGCCCTTCAGCTTTTCGACGCCCTGGGCGGGGTTGGCGGTGATCCATTCCAGATCAATGGCGTGGCGGGCCAGAATCGAAAGCTGTTCGACCATGGCATTCGCCTTGCGCCATTGGTCTGCATACTTGTCTCGCGCTGCGATAACGTGTTTCCGGCGAAGTTTGGTGAAGTCCTTCGGGCCATTCTTTTCGCGGAGCAGTTCCAGCGTGCGGCGGTATTCTGCCTTTGTACCTGGCTTCAGCCCCTTGAAGCGTGGCGTCTGGTAGTAGCTGGTGATCAGTGCTTCAAAGGTGGTTTTAACCGTCGCCTTGTGCTGGCCGGACCTGATGGCCCAGTATTCACGGTCAAATTCCTCGCTGTCCGGGTCGTCGGGCAGACGGATCAGGGTCTTGCCCTTGCGAAAATACCAGTAGTCCTTTCCGCCGCGAGCGATCCGGGCCAGGTAGGGTTTTGAGTTCTTCTTTACCATTCGAAATCTTCACTCAGCATGGCGCCTGAGCTGATTGCCTCAAGCTGTTTCACAGACCAGCGCTCCACCTTGCCGCCGATCTTGACCGGCCTGGGCAGGCTTCCCGCTGCCACCAGGGAGCGGAATTCCTTGAGCGGCATATCCAGCATCTTAGCTGCCGTGCTTTCTCGCGCTAGGATTTGGTTTGCTGCTGCCACGGAATCAGCCTCCTGGTTCAGTTCTTGCCTTGCGCGCGCTGCATCCGGCGGGTGCATTTGCGCATGATCTGGCGGCGTTCTTCTTTCAGATCGTGCAAGGCGCGCTCTTTCACCCGGATTCGGACGTGGAGCTTGGCGAGGCGGCGCAGGTCAATTTCATCCGCGAAGTGCAGCCACAGCGCCCTGAGGCCGAAAAGCTCAACCTTTGCCAGAGGCTTGCGGGCCTTCTTTGATCCGTTCTGAGTATCTGTTCCAGCTACACGGGCAGCAGTATCTGTTTCGGTCTGCATGGGAGTTCCAATCACCGGAAAGGGGTTGCGAGTTTGCCGGTCCATGCGTCGAATTCGGTGCGCAGGGCCTGGAAGCGGTCGGCAGCGGCTTTGTCGTGCAGCAGCTCGCAGCGGCTGCTGATTTTGCAGACCTGGCGGACGTATTCCGCCGCGCCGCCTTGCGTGAGCTGCTTATCCGGGTAGCCGCAGCGTTGGGCTGCGAAGGTCTGAAACCGCGGGTCATTGCAGAGGATGCCTGCCTGTGTCGATGGCGGCAGATCCTCAAAGCGCCGTTTCTGTTCCGTGGGCATTGGCTTGCCTTTCTGCATGGCGGGCGCGGCGCGGCGGCGTGAGTGGTGGACTTTGCCGCGCCCGGCGGATCTGGCGGGGTTCTTTTTCTGGAAAGTGCCGGGGGCGGCTTGAGGTGCGCCCCCGGCCAGTGTGCTAAGGCGCAGGTTTCAAGTGGCCTCGGCAACTCGTGTGCTTGCGGGTGGCAGCAGTGCTGCGCCGTTGTAGGGGCAATCCGGGCGGCCATCGGCGGCGCGGGCGGATCTGTTGTCCTGGTGTAGCCTGAGGGCGGACTTGACCCATTTCTCAATCGCGGCGTTCTGGGTGGTGTCCTGTTCGGTCAGGCCGTACAGGCGCACCGTCCAATTGAATTCGTCATAGGTCGCGGGTTTGGGGTCGGCAGGCCAAAACTCGCCGCCCAGCCCGGCGAAGATCAGCGCGCGTGTGATTGGGCTGGCCTCGGCCATATTCTGGGCTGTGGCATAGATTTCCTGCGGGGTCGGTGGCATGGGGTTTCCTGTTTGTGTGATGTGCGCGGGCAGCGGATTGTTTGGAGGACTGCGCCACCCGCGCTGATCCGCGCCGCAAGACGGGCGCGAAACCTCATTAGAAAGCGGCGCGTCAATCCTCCTTCACGCACCGCTTTCGGCTATTTGGGGGGGGGCGGTGCCCTAGAGCGCGCTCTACCGATTTTGCCGGTTTCAGTCGTGGTTTCGGTGAGTTTGGAGGCTGCCTTTGCGTCAGGCTGCATTTCGGTGCTGCACCGGGATGTTCTTCTCCGCGATGAGTTGGCGCACCTTGGCGCCGACGCGCGCTAGGGTTTGGTCGGTCGGTTCCGGCGCCGGTTCGGGCCGGTCGATCAGGTGGGCCGCGCGCAGGCGTGCCGGGTCAAAGCCCTGGCCGCGGGCAGCCTTCATGGCGGCCCAGGCCTGGGTGAACAAGCTGGTATCGTCCAGGTAGTTTTCCGGTGAGCCGACGATCTGGCGGGCGGTGTTGTTCATGTCTTGCATTCAATCCTCCATCGGTTGATAGGGGTATCGATAAACTAAGCAAATTGCGTAGGTCAAGAGTAAAACTAAGCAATACGCATAGTTTGCGTTAGCGCAGGGTTTACCATTGTGTATGGCTATTGCCTGCGGGGGATTCTGAGGTTGGGGATTCTGCCGTGCTGGCGAGGGCTTCATTTGATGAAGTCCCCCGACTTTCGCGCAAATTATGCGGACTTAGGCAAATGAATATGAACGAAGAAAAGTTATTGCGGTTGTTAAAAGAGGCGCGAGCCAGGTCGGGCCTTCCGTTGGACTTCTGGGCGGACGTAACGGAAGGACTGGATTACAGATCCCTCGAGATCCTGGTGGGCAAATCTTCGATCTTTCCAAAGTACATGAACTCAAGCGGTAAGCTGTAGCATTTCCGAAGTTTTTTTGCAGCGCTTAGGGAAAGTTCGCGCCGCGCATTTTCAAACGGTCCGTACGTCTGTTCGGTCATGCCTGCGCGTTCTGCGAACTCTTTCTTAGTGAGTCCGAGAATTTCGCGCACGCGTTTCAGCCGGGCTGCGACTGCTTCAATGTTGTCTTCTTGATCTTCAAGCATGATCAATTTCTACCGTTGAAGCTGAATTGCAGCACTGAGCAATTTGCGTATTTACTTCCTACGCAAAATGCGTAGTTACTTGGCGCATGAGTGCTGAGAGCAGAACAGAAACAGTTGCCAACTTTCTTGATGTCGCCGACCGGGTGCAGTTTCAAAAGGAAACTGGGTTCTCGGTGCAGTTGGTGACACGCGCGAAACGTGTGGGGCTCTTTCCCGCGCACTGGTTTTGGGCTGTTCGGAGCTACTGTCAAAAGCATGGAATTGAAGTCCCTGAACATCTTTTCAAGGGGCACCCGGACGCGAGCGGAAAGGACGCCGCATGAGCCGCCCCCGCCTGACCCTGATTGTGAACAATGATGTGCCATGCGGTGAGCCTGGCGCGACAGCCAGTCAAAAGTCTTGGTCAAATCAGTTTGACCCTTATGCGCTGAAGGCTGCTGCACCTGACTTGTGGTCGGCCTACTTCCGCGCCAGGTTCCGCAGCCCGCGCGAGGTTGCGCTGTTTTGCGATGTGAGCTTTCAGACGGCGCTGAACTGGTGGGGAGCGGTAACCGCGCCCACCAGCCATATCGCGCTGCTGGTCATGCTGACTGACCCGGGCGCGGCTGCGTTCTTCGATGATGAATTGGCGAGGGCAGCTTGATGGCTTACTCTCGTCCAGCTGGGGGCCTCAAGTTCGTTCCCTGTCCAAATAGTTCAGCCTTCAATCAGCGCCATAAATTCGGTTTCTCCAAGGATGCGGATCTCTTGGCCTGTCGCAATGAGCTCATCTGCTCGCCTGTGTTTGGTGCTCTTCTCATGGCCATTGAGCAGCGTCAGGTCCTGGTCACCAACAACCAGCAAGGTCACCTTCTTGCTTACGCTGGACTTCACCGTGATTCCCGCGCCCGCTGCGCGAGTAGCTGCTTCTGTCCGGGTCATGGTCATTTGACCGGTGAAGCAAGCTACATGGCCAAAAAGCGGTCCATTCTGGTTCCCTTCCAGGGTGACGCTCTTTGTGTAGTTCGCTTTGTTTTTCGCTCGCTTGTGACCCTTGGCGAGCTCTTCGTAGTATTCTCCAGTTTTTTGCTCCGCCAAGAGCACAACTTGAGCAGCGGCCTTGGCGTCTTCAGCAGCATCATGGTGGTCAAAGTCAAGGTCGAGATGCGTTTTCAAGCTTGCGAGGCCGTGGCCTCCATTGCCTTTCAGTTCCGGCCAAGCTTGTCGAGCAATCGTCACACTGTCATGCCAATGGCATTTCGGATTTGGCAATCCATACCGTCTACAGGCACCTTCGATTGCTCGCTTGTCAAAGCTGCTGTGCTGCACCAAGGGGTGTCGCTCGAGGAAGGCCCGCAGAGACTGAATAACTTGGCTAAAGTCAGGTTGGCCACTGACCGCTGCAGGGTTGATACCATGCAGGTTCACGTTGAATTCGTCGAAGTGGGTTTGAGGGTCAATCAGAAAGCTGACGGTCTGAACAAGGCTTTGATCAGACACCAGGGCGAGGCCGATTTGACAAATAGAAGATGTGTCAGAGTTGGCAGTTTCCACATCTATGGCGACAAAGCGGAATGTTTGATTGAGAAAGTCCGCGTTCGGAGCCGGTACCGGCCTTTCTACATCTTTTTTAGGTCTAACCGAGGCACTCTCCTTAGCAGTCGCCTTTCTGTTGGACTTTGGTTGATGATCCTGCCGACTGAGCGGGGAGTTCAATTGATGCAGGGCGGAAGCGCTACTTTTGTCTTCCTTGCGAGAGCGAAAGGCAAGGAAAAGGCCGACTACTACAGCGAGAACGAGAACAACAATTTCCAACTGAGAATCCCTTTCGTTGTTTGTTTGGTTACCGCGAAAGGTGCAGGCAATTGGGGTGGGGGACAAGCCCTGGTTGTCTGTCAAAATGCTGCAGGACGGGAGGGCCTCTCTCCCGTGACTGGCGCAGACTGGGGGCCGACGCACCTGCAAGCAGCCCCCATTTCCTCCCCTGTTGGGCCTGGGCGCGTGGCAGATGCGTTGCCATGCGCCCTTTTTCCCGCGGGAGCGGTTCGAAGGTCGAGCATCGTGCAAAATGGGACGGGGGTTGAGCAATGGGTTGGGCAGCGCTGCCCACGGCCTCCGGCCCGTCGATCTGGCAGCTGCCAGCGGATGTGCCGGCGGAACCGGAACAGGTCAGTTTCTTTGACGGTTTGGTGCAAGGCGGGCCGGAACAACATCAAGAGGAGGGCAGTGCAGTGAATATGCAGGCAGGGCATTTGCAGCCGGTAGATGCAGCCGAATTGCCGGAATATCCGCTGTCGGCTGACGACAGGCTGGACAGCCATTATTTCATGGTGTGGGAGCGTCGGCGCTGGCTGAACTCAGACATGCGCTTGAAAGGCACCCCGGAGTGCCGGGCGCTGTACTTCGATCTAACCAATATTGCCTATGACCAGTCGCCGGTTGGCACTTTGCCGGACGATCTGGAAGTGCTGGCCAAAATGCTCTTTGTCGAGGTCGGGCATTTCCGGTCCTTGTGCAAGCTCGATTATGGGCCGTTGCACAAGTGGACCCGCTGCATCTGCGAAGGTGGTGAGGTGCGCTTGATGCACCCGATGGTGCTCAAATCTCTGAGTGAGGCGATCGCTCGGAAAGAGGATAACCGGGCCAAGAACGAAGCGGCGAATGCTTCCAAGCGCCTGCAGCGGCTGCGGGCAACTGTGGCCGGGTATCACGCGGATCTAGCCAAGAATGACGCAGCCGTTCGCTGGATGGATGAATGGCTGATTAAGGAGGGTTGCGAGTACCGCAATGCCACCTGGGTCGAGCGGGCAATGCAGGCCTGGAGCAATCACATGTTCGATCTCGGGAGGGCGAGAGGAAGTGTCCCGAACTGTCCGAAAGACACTTTTGGACGGTCTTAGACAGTCTCGGACTGTCCTGCACGACAGGGACACAGACAGGGAAAAAACAAGACAGCAGGTCAGTCGCGCACCAATCCGGCGGTTTGACCTGTGGATAACTGGGTGGGCTTAGAAACAGGAGAGATGTGGGCTGATGTGCAGTGAGCAAACCGAAAACAAACGCGCTAGGGTGCGCCGACTGGTTTTGCAGCCGCTGCAGGACCTCGGGTTCCGGTTCCCGAAAGGGACGCCGGAGGAAAAGCAGCGGGCCACGCTGGACCGGTTAGCGGACTCTATTGCCTACATGAGCGATAAGGGGCTGATTGCTCTGCGGCAGTCCTTGCAGACCAAGGGCGAAGGTTCCGCCAAGTGCTTTTGGCCCTGCCGTGCAACGGTGATGGGCTGGGCCGAGGCACTGGAGTACCGCCCGCTTGATGAGCTGCCGGAGCTGCTGGGGTGGTTCAGGTCCCGTGCTGGGGCGGAGGCAATGCAGGACGGTGTGCTGCTGGCTGAATACCTGTTCTGGCGCGACAACAAACGGCCACCGGCAAAGGGGCCTGAGAAAGACCGGGTGCGGCGGCAGGCTGCCGAGTTCAACAATGAATATCAGAAGATCATGGAACGGCGCGCGCGCGGGTTCCCGGATATCCACGACCAGGGGGAATTCGTCCGCTGGTATGAGCGCACGCTGAAGAAGTGCGAAGCGTGGGTGAAGGAAGGCAAGGCGGCCCGCAATGGGGCTGGAGCGAAAGAAAGGGTGCAAGCGTGAGCGAGCATGTTGTGATTGTGGCGCCGGATGGTGTTGCGCAGAAGGTGCTGGCTGAGGAAGCCGCGCGGGTGGCAGAAGTGAAGGCGCGGGGAGAAGTGCCGGCGGCCTGCGGGTCGGAGATACCGGAGGCCCCAGCGCGTGGCGCGTTCCGTGTGTTTGAGCCGATGGATCTCTATCCCGCGGGGGAAGAGGGGTTTGAGGTCAAACCTGCAGGGTTTCAGGGCCGCAAAGCTATGCAGATGGCTGATGCCTTTGACGTGATGGCTGCCAGCGCGGCGCGGAAGAAAAAGCCCGCGCCGTTCTCGCCCGGTCAGGTTGCCATGGGGCGTCATTACCGGGATCTGCTGGAGCGGTACGAAAGCGCGGGTGTGCGCTGTTCCTCTGTCGAGGCAATCCGCACAGGCGGCAGCGGGCAGGGTGGCGAGTTCATTGACGCGGTGCTGCGCGACCGGGAAGAGATTGAGCGGCTGCGCCGCCGCATTGGCAACGGGGTTGCGATGGAAGTGCGGCGGGTGCGTCCGTCCAAGCGTGGCACGCGCGGCGCCATCAGCAACCGCGTCCTGGTGGATATGGTTTGCCTGCATGACAGGACGATCAGCGATGTGTTGCGCAGTCATCATTGGTCGGTCAATGGCGGCAACGTGAAGGCGGTGACGCGGGCGTTGGCCGGTGTGCTTGATGCGATGGCGGGGCCGGTGCTTGGAAAATTTGGCGTCAGGGCTTGCAACTTTTAGGATCGTAACTAAGTTCTGTTCAACGGGCAATGGCGCAGCCTGGTAGCGTGTCCGTCTGGGAACGGAAGGTTGCAGTCACTACGACTGCTAGCCCGATCATCATGAAAAACGCCTTGGAGATGTTCAGCTTTCGGGTCGAACAGTGAAAAGGAATTTATGATGACTTTACAGTCATTTGCGCCATATCTTGCACACTTGAAGGACTTGCTTTTGCTAGTTCTGATCGCCCTAAAAGTTTGGCGAGAGGTGAAGAGATCTAGGAAGGGCTAACCGCAGGGTCTTAGCCACCTATTCGCCTTTACCGATAATAAGGGGTTGACCCTTACATCATCTGCGTGCCACAGATTATGCATCATCACCAATTGCGCCCGCAGGAAACTGCCGGGCGCATTTGCTTTGGTACTCTCAAACATTGGAGATTGTCATGCGGCCAGCCGGAGAAAGCCCGGCGATGGGGTTCCCATGGCGCGCCTGAAGGTTTGCGTGGCGTCAGGCTGCGAAGATCTGGCGCTGCCCAGTCTGTCTCATTGTGAACGGCATGAGGCAGAGCGGCAGGAGAAGCTGAAAGCGCGGAGGGCGAAGGCGCAGACCTCGCCCGCGGCCCTGGCTGCCCGCAAGCTCTATGCAAATCCAAGATGGGTGAAGGCGTCCAAGGCTTATCTGCGGGATAACCCGCTGTGTGTCGACTGTCAGGAATTGGGGGTGGTTGAGCCTGCAACGGACGTTGACCACATCAAGCCGCACAAGGGCGACCGGAAACTGTTCTGGGACCGGAACAATTGGCAGTCGCTCTGCCATCGGTGTCATAGCCGAAAGACTGCGCGCGAGGTGTTCCACCAATAGGGGGGTATCTCGAAAATAACCGCCCAATAGTACAAACCGGCGGTGATACCTGAGTTTTTGCGCGGGGGAATTTGGAACTTTTTCACCACGGTTTCAGTGGGAAGGCAGGTGTAAGGAGAAGGATATGAAGGGCGCAAAACCAAGCCTTGATAACGTCATTCCGATGAAAGGTGATGCGCCGTTTCATGTGCCGGATGCCCCGGACTTCATGAGTTCTGAGGGGCGCGAAGTCTGGGAACGCCTGGCGCCGGTTGTCGCTCAAAAGGGACGGCTGGAGCCGCATCATGTGGATCTGTTTGCCGCCTACTGCGAGGCGTGCGCTGACTTCATCCGGTTCACTGGCGATATCGCAATGATGGGTTCCTACTTCGAGACCACAGGCCGCCACGGCAAGCAGGAAAAGAGGCGGGTTGTTTGGTCCCAGCGCAACGATGCCCTAGCGACTATGCAGCGGATATCCTCGTTGTTTGGCATGTCGCCGGTCGATGAAAAGCGTTTGGGTGCAGGCGGGCAGGGTGACCTTCTGGCCGACCTTGAACGCATGCTGAGCGGCAATGCATCCGCTTGACCATCCTGTCAGCCGCTACGCTGCCGAGGTTGTAGAGGGTGATATCATAGCCGGAGATCTGGTGCGGCTCGCTTGCGAGCGCCACCTGATGGATCTGGAAACCGGTGAAGAGCGCGGGCTGTTCTTCGATTGCGAGGCTGCCAACCGCGTTTTGAACTTCTCGGGGCTGATTCAGCACACAACCGGAGAGCTGGCAGGGAAGCCGCTTGAGCTGCAGCCCTGGCAGCAGTTCCGGCACGGCTCTGTCTTCGGGTGGAAGCACCGGGAATCAGGCTTGCGCCGCTTCAAGTCAACCTATCACCAGGTGGGCAAGAAAAACGGGAAGACCACGGATACGGCTATCCCGATGCTTTACACCCAGACCTTTGACGGGGAAGGGGCGCCGCAAGGATACTGCGCCGCGACAACGCGGGATCAGGCAAAGCTGCTGTTCAATGAACTGAAGCGCATGGTCCGGGCATCGCCGATGCTGGCCCAGCTTATGAAAGTCTGGTCGCACTCAATCTCGACTGCGCACAGCAACGGCGTGATTTCCTGCCTTAGCCGCGACGGCAATTCCGCGGATGGTATCAACCCGCATTTCGCTGCCCGCGATGAGGTCCACCGCTGGACTGACCGCGAACTGGCAGAGGTGGTTGTGAACTCGATGATCGCACGGGCGCAGCCGATCGATTGGGCAATTACGACGGCAGGCGCAGACCGCAACACGATCTGCGGTGAAACGCGGGACTATTCGGAAAAGGTGCTGCGCGGTGACGTGCAGGATGATGCGTTCTTTGCCTATGTCGCCGAGCCGCCGGAGGATTGCGATCCCGGCGACCCGGCAGCCTGGGCGATGGGCAATCCGAACTTGGGCGTAAGTTTCAAACACGAGGCGTTCAAGCGGATCTATGATGAGGCGACGGTGATACAGGCAAAGATGCCGAACTTCCGGCGTCTGCATCTGAACCTCTGGACTGAAGGCTCTCAGACTTGGATTTCCCGCGACGTGTGGGACAAGGGCGAGGCGTGTGCGCCCTTTGACCCGGAAATGCTCTACGGTCGCAAGGCGTGGATCGGCCTGGACCTGAGCCGAACCACAGACTTGACCTCGATCGTTGTTGCGGTGCCGTTGAATGGGCTGATCTACCTGATCACCTATTCGTTCATTGCAGAGGGGCCAAAGGGTTTCGTGGTCAGGGCGCAGACCGAAAACCGGGCCTATGTGAGCTGGCGGGATCTGGGGTGGCTGGAAGTTCACCGCGGCGGCGTGATCGATGAAGATCAGATAATTGAGCGCATGAAATGGCTGCGCGAGCGGTTCGACATTCAGGAAGTCGCCTATGACCGCTGGGGCATGAAATATGTGGCCGGTGAGCTGGACCGGCTGCGCTTCCCGCTTCTGGAGCACGGCCAGGGCTACGCTTCTATGTCAGCGCCGACCAAGCGTCTTGAAAACTGCGTCATGACCAACCGCATCCGTCACGGCGGCAACCCGGTTCTGGCCTGGGCCGTCGGCAATGTGATGCTGGATCAGGATGCGGCTGAGAATGTGAAGCCGAACAAGAAAAAATCAACGGGCCGGATCGATCCGGCTGTTGCTGCCATCATGGCGCTGGGGCGCGCCGAGGTGGGCGAAGAGAAACGCAAAGCACAGGATATCCTGATCGTATGAAACTGCTGGGGTTCAACATTTCGCGTGCGTCCAGCGAGGCGGCGCCGGTAGCTGAGCGCGTCGAGCCGCCTATGGTGTCGGCGCAAGCGGAAACCTCTGGCACGTCCAAGCCTGAACCCTGGCTGACGGATATCGGGTTCGGCGGCAGCGCTCCGTCAAACAAGCGGCTGCCGCGAGTCACGCCGCAGCGCGGGGAGCAGCACGGTACGGTCTTTGCCTGCTGCAACAACCTCGGCGGGGATCTGTCCAAGGTTCCGCTGAAGCTGTGGCAGCGCATGGGGGATGGGCAGGAGGTTCGCGTGCGGGAGCACCCTGCCAATTACCTGCTGAACGTGGAATCCTCGCCCGGAGTGCCGGCCAAACTGATGCGGTACGGCCTTGTTTATGCCTGGGCGCTGCGCGGCAATTCCTATGCCTACGGGCCGCGCGATGGCGGCGGCGAGCTGGAAATGATCGAGCTTGCATTGCAGGACAGTTGCTCTGTCCTGCGGGCTGGCCGGGAGCGCTTCTATGATTTCACCGACGGGGCGGGTGTGCTGCGCCGGGTGCCAAGCCGGTCCATGGTGCATATGCGCTATATGGCGCTGGACGGCTGGACGGGCCGCAGCCCTCTGCAGGTCGCAAGTGAAACCGTCGGTCTGGCTTTTGCCGGGCAGGAGTCGGCGGCGCGGTCGGTTTCGGGCGGGCATACCAAGGCCGTGATTAAGCTGGCTGACAACTATGAAAGTGCTGAAGACCGTGAGCGGAACGCCCGCAACATCAAGGCGCATGTCACTAAGCCGGGTGCTGATGGAATTCCGGTTCTCGGCCCTGATGACGATATCAAGAGCCTGGACCTGACTGCGGCGGATCAGCAGTTGCTGGAAAGCCGGAAGTTTGACCGCGAGCAGCTTGCAGCGATTTACCGCATGCCGCCCTCCAAGCTGCAGATGCTGGAATTTGGAGTGAAGGCAAACGGCGAACAGCAGGCGATCGACTACCTGACCGACTGCCTGCTGCACTGGTCTGGACTGGCCGAGGCCACGCTTGCGCTGTCGGTGCTGACCCGCGGAGAGCGTGAGCGTGGGTTTTTCCTGCGCCATGATTTCGGGGCGCTGCTGCAGCCGACGGTCAAAGAACGCAATGAGGCTTTGAACCGGGCTACCGGCGGCCCGTTTCAGACGCCGAATGAAAGCCGCCGGATGATCGGTCTGCCGCCTGTTGAGGGAGGCGACGAGCTGAACCCGGCGCCGAACATGACCCGCGACGACAGCAAACAGAAGAAGGGGAAAGAGGAATGAGCCAGCCGAAAATTGGCGCCCTGGTCGGAAGCGGCCCGCTTGCCATCCATGAGTCCGCCTTGCCTTCGTTGCAGATGGATCTGCCGAAAGAGGTGGCGGAACTGTCCGCAGCAATGACGGCCCTCGCAGCAGAGGGGGTTTCGATCGAGCGCGGCCAGCGTTACGCCGTTCACCGGGGAATTGCTTTTGTCCCGGTGCGGGGGGTTCTGACGCCCAATTCCGCCCTCCTGGAGCGTTACCTGGGCTGGACCACCTACCACGGCATTGCGGAAACCATGGCCGAGGTCACTGCCAGCGATGAGGTGCAGGCAACCGTAATGATCTATGACACGCCGGGCGGGTCGGTCATGGGCATTCAAGCTGCTGTCGAAGCCGTCAAGGCTGCTGCAAAGGAAAAGCCTGTGCATGGGATTGTGCACCCCCTGGCCGCGTCGGCGGGGTATTGGGTGGTCAGCCAGTGCACCGATATCAGCCTGACGCCGGGTTCCTGGGTGGGATCTGTCGGCACAATGATGACTGCGGATCAGCCGGTGCAGCCGGGCATGGGCGGGTTTCAGTATTTCATTCTGACCTCGGAGCACGCCGGGGCCAAGCGCCCGGACCTTTCCACGGAAGAAGGGCAGAAGCTGGCGCAGACGCGGCTTGATACCATGGAGGCGGATTTCCTGGCGGCGGTGGCGGAGGGCCGCGGCATTGCCGCCGCTGATGTGCCGGGCCGCATGAGCCGCACAGACAACGACGCCGACGGCGGCGATGTGTTCTGGGGGCCGGATGCGATCGAGCGCGGCCTTGCTGATGCAATCGAAACCGTGCCGGAATTCATGGCGCGCATCGGCGGCCTGTACGCGCCCAAGCCGCGCCAGAAATCCCGCGCCTACCTGGCGCAGGCAGAGGCTGCAAAGGCCGCAGCTTCCCACTGAAATTCGCTGGCAGTTTTGCCTGTGATCACCCTGCGCATTCGCGGCGGGGATAGCTGGCTGCGTGCCTGCAGCCTTCCATGACAAGGAGAAACAACATGGACCTGAACGATCTGCGCCGCGTTATGAAGGCGGCGGCGGAAGACATGGAAACCAAGGCCAAGGCGATCGAGGCTTTGGAGTCCGCCGACGATACGAAGGCCGAAGACTTTGACGCCGCGGTCGCTGCTTTCAACGCTTCCAAAGCCGAATTCGAGAAGGCGCAGGCGAGTGTCCAGCGTGCCGAGGCGGTGGAAGCGGCCAAGGCGGCAACTGCGACCTCGGAAGTCGAAACCGGCGCCGCTGCAGGTGGTTCGTCTCCCGCAGCTCCTGCCCGCCCCAAGCAGCCGGGCCAGGAGGCCATCGAAGTTGGCTTCATGGCTCATGCGCTGATCAACGCCAAGGGTGACCGCGACAAGGCGGTGGAGCGCTTGGAGAAGGACGGCCACACCGCCATTTCTGCTGCGCTGTCCGGTGCCACCGAAAGTGCCGGCGGTGTGACCCTGCCGCGCCCGCAGGGCGAGGCGGTGATCGGCCTGCTGCGCCCGCGCGTGACTGTCCGCAACTCGGGGGCCGTGGTGCATGACCTGCCCGCGGGTGAGCTGCGCAATGCGCGTCTGGCAACGCCGCCGACGGCCAGCTATGGCGCTGAGAATGCTGCGATCACCGAAAGCGAACCGACTTTCGACAAGGTTGAAGAGAAGTTCCGTAAGTTGACCTCGCTGGTGCCGGTTGGCAACTCGCTGCTGCGCCATTCCAGCGCGTCGATCGCGCTGATGGTGCGCGATGCGATCCTCAAGGAAATGGGCCTGAAAAACGACTTGGCCTTCCTACGCTTCGACGGAACCGGCGATTTGCCGAAAGGCCTGCGGCAGTGGGCGCTGGCGGATCACTGGCAGGATGCGGTTGCAAGCGATGTTGCGGCTGTTGAAGCCGCGATCCGGCGGTGTGTGAGCAAGGTGGAAGATGCAGATGTCGGCCTGGTCAACCCGGGCTGGATTATGCGGGCTTCGACCAAGAATTTCCTCGGCAGCCTTGTGCGCGCCAATGGCTTCAAGGTGTTCCCGTCGATCGACGAAAAGGGCACTCTGCACGGTGCGCCGATCAAGACCACCTCGCAGATCCCGGACAACCTGGGCGGCGGTGGCGACGAAACCGAGATTTATTTCGCGGAATTCAGCGAAATCATGATCGGCGACTCCATGGATATCACCCTGGGTTCGAGCACTGAGGCCTCTTACGTGGATACCGGCGGCAACACCATTTCGGCATTCCAGAACGACCTGACGCTGATGCGGGCGATTGCGGAGCATGACATGGCCCCGGCTCATGATGAGGCAATCGCGGGCCTGAACGGCGTCGGCTGGTCTCTGTAATCCCGGCTTGAAAACCTGCCCTGGCGGTTGCCGCCAGGGTGAAACCTTCTCTCAGAAACGGAAGTTCTGACATGTCAAAGCAAATCGTGAAATTCCTGAAAACCCATGGCCGCTACGTCAAAGGCGACGTTGCCGGTTTTGAACCGGCGACCATCGCGAAGTGGCCCAAGGGCACCTGCAAACCCTTTGACCCGGAAGAGGTTGATTCCGCGCCGAATGCGGACGGCGAGGCGGGCGCTGATGTGTCCGCGAAGCTGGCCGAGCTGGCGCAGCGCGAAGCTGATCTGAAGGCCCGCGAGGAAGCCCTGGCCGAGAAAGAGCAGGCGGCGGAAGAGGCGGGCAAAGCTGGTGGCGAACCGGCAGGCGCGGCTGAGGCCGCCAGCAAGGGTGCCAAGGCTTCCGGCGAGCCGCCGAAGCAGGGCGCGAGCAAGTAAGGGGCGCGTGCGATGCGGGTAATCGAACAGGCGGAAATCGTTGCTGGTGTCGACCTGGAGGACTTCAAGAAGTCCGTTCACATGGCGGCAGGCGATCTGGATGACGACGGCGCCTTGCAGCTTGCGCTGGAGTCCGCAGAGGCTGCGATTTCCACTGCAACAGGTTACCCGCTGACGCCCCGGGAAGTTGAATTTGTGGTTACCCGTGGGAGCTGGTGCCGCTGGTGGTTCCCGGTTCTGCCGGTGATCGAGTTGACCGGGCTTGCCCTGGACAATGGGGCGGGCGGCTGGACTGATCAGCCGCTGGTGGGGGCTTGGGTTCAGCAGGCATACGATGAGCCTCAGTTAGTGCTTGGGGCGTCTTGGGCTGGCAACAGCGCGGCAGGCGATGTGCTGCGGGTGCGGGCCCGTGTCGGCGGACCTGATCAGCCTACATTTAACCGCTTGCGGCAGGCAATCCTGCTGCAGGCAAAGGAATGGTTTGAGGCCGGGATCGCGATCGAGGCGGAAGATACGCCTCGCATGTCGTTCGGCGTGCATCGTCTAATCAAGCAGGCGCGCTACCGCCGCCCGTATGAGGTGGCCTGATATGGGCAGGCTTCTGGACCGCAAGGTGATCTTTTTGGAGCGCGGCCCTGGTAAGAACAACCTGGGTGAAAAGAAGCGCGATGTTTGGCAAGAGCTGTTTCTGGTTCAAGCTGGTTTTGAGCCGGTCAGCGACACTGAGCGCTGGCAGGCGGGGGCGGTCGAGCAAAAAGCGGATGCGCGCTTTACCGTCGGCTACACCGCGCGCACCGCGGCGATTACCGGAGAAAACCGGCTGCGTTTTGAGGGCAGCGATTGGCAGATTTCCGGCGTCAAGGTGATCGGCCGCCGCCGCTGGCTGGAATTCACGGCCTGGAAGGTCAGACAGCCGGAGGCGTGACATGTCCATGAAAATGAAAATCGAGGGGGCGGGAGATATTGAACGCGCCCTGTCGGCACTGGCGCGCGGTACGGCCAAGGGAGTCATGCGCCGGGCCATGAAGAAGGCGATGCAGCCGGTGAAGCAAGGCGCTGAAAATTCGGCCTTTGAGATTGCGATCACCAGCAAGCTTTCCCCCCGCCAGCAGGGCGAGGCAAGGGGAGATCGGGGGCGGGCCAAAGTCTCGCTCTATGTGGGGCCTGTGGAAGCCGACGGTTCCCACGCGCCGCACGCGCATCTGATTGAGTTTGGCACAGGGCCGCGCCGTCATGCGAGCGGCAAATATGTTGGCGCGGTCATGGCGGATCCGTTCATGCGGCCCGCCTGGGACGCGAACAGGGAGCGCATGCTGCAGATCCTGCGCAAAGAGGTCTGGGCGGAAATTGAAAAGGCTGTGGAGCGCGCAGCACGCAAGGCAGCGAAGGCGGCAGGCTGATGGAATACGATATCTACAGCGCGCTGGAGCCTCTTGGGCATCCGGTTGTCTGGGGCGGTTTTGACGATGCGGAAGGCTTTCCGCGGATTACCCTGCAGATGATCAGCAACAGCACCCGCTATACTCTGAAAGACCGGGCCGGAAATGAGACGGCCCGCATTCAGGTGAATGTCTACGCGGAAACTTATGAAGAGATGATGCTTGCCGCGCGGCAAGTGTCCCAGACCCTGACAGGGTTTCGCGGCGGATCTGTGATCCGCTGCAAAGAGATATCCCGCCGGGACGGACCAGCAGAATCCGGCGGCGATGTGATCCGGCTGCAGCAGCTGGATTTCCGGGTGCGCTACCGCGCCTAACCATCGCCGGGTGACCGGCAATCATCATCATCGTGAAAGGATAGGAAATGGCTCAGAAAGTCGTTCCTGGTGATCTGTGCGACATCGAATGGTCGGCGGATGACGTGGATGGAAACTATGTCGTTATCAAGGGCTGTAAAACGGTCGGCATTCCGGAGGAAAGTCAGGAATACCGCGACCGCACTTCGCTGGACAGCCCGGGCCGCAGCAAGGAATGGGGCGTCGGTCTGACCGATACCAGCGAACTGACGCTGAACTGCTTTTATTCCACCAGCCTCTATGAACAGGCCCTGGCCTACAAGGCCGCAGGTAAGCCGGTGTATTTCCGCGTGAAACTGCCGCCGGAGGACGGTGTGCAGTCCGCCGGTGACATGTTCAAGTATCAGGCGTTCCTGAACCCGTCGATTCCGTCGGTGGATCAGGATGGCGACCTGATGACTGATCTGAAGCTGCGCCCGACTGGCCTCGTGACCTGGACGAAAGGCGCCGCGGTATGATCAGCACTCACACTGTGAAAGTGGGCCGTAAGACCCACAAGCTGAAGGCTTCCACCCTGGCGCAGGCCCGGCTGGAGCAGCTGCAAGGCGGCAAGCCGATCGGTGATCTTCTGGAGCATCTGATTGACGGCAGCGGCGGCGTAAATCTGGTGATCGATGCCTGGGCGGCGTTCCTTGACGACGGCAAGGGGGTCGAACGTGAAGAGGCGGCGAAGATCCTGGACGCCTTGGGCGGTGCCAATGCGGCTGCGGTTCACCTTGGCGTATGCCTGTCGATCGCCTTCCCGTTTCTGAAGGCCGAAGAGGGCGAGGAAGCGGAAGAAGAGGGCGACGCGGGAAACGCGAAAAGCCCAGCCGCATAGACTGGCACAAGCTGTTTTCGGTGTGGTGTGAGCTGGGCTTGCATCACGCCGAATTCTGGCACGTCAGCCTGCGCGAATTCGACCTGATCACCCGCGCCCGGATCAAGGCCAAGGATGCCGAATTCGCAGCGCGGCGGGTGCTCAATCAGGAGCTGGGCATTCTCACGCAATTTGCCATCCACAACCCCGGCAAGATGCCGGATTTCACCAAGGCGATCGGCGGCAAGAAGCCTGCCGAACGCAATCGGGCCGCAGAACTGGCGCAGCTGCGCGCGGGTCTGCTGAACATGCACTTTCAGAGCAAAAAGGGGCAGTAGATGTCCGCAGTTATCGGCGCCCTCCGGGGCGTTCTTTCGCTGGATTCCGCGGCCTTCGAAACGGGCGCGAAGCGTTCAAAAGCCGCAATGGGTGACCTGGAACGCCGCATGGTGCGTCTGGGCGGCAAGTTTGAGGCTGTAGGCCGCAAGATGACGGTGGGACTCACCCTGCCGATGGCCGGCGCCGCTGCGGTTGCGGTCAAGTCCAGCCTGAAGGTGATCGATGCCCAAGCCAAAATGGCGCAATCCTTCGGGACTACGGTCAAATCCTTGCAGGTGCTGGAGCGCGCTGCGGATCTGTCTGGCGTCTCGATGGGGGAGGTGCAGCAGGCCACTATACAGCTGACCAAGCGCCTCAGCCAGGCGGCGGGCGGTACGGGTGCCGCTGCCAAGGCTCTGACCCGCTTGCATCTGAATGCCCAGCAGATGCAGCGCCTTCCGCTTGATGAGCGCCTTGCGAAGATCCAGGCCGCTCTGGCGCAATATGTCCCGGAAGCGGAGCGGGCGGCGGTGGCCTCGGAGCTGTTCGGCAGCCGGGCGGGCCTGATCTTCACCCGAATTGACGGATCAGCCTTGCGCACCGCGACCGATGACATCGAGCGGTTTGGCGTTGCTGTCTCAGAAGTCGATGCCGATCAGATCGAGCGCACCAATGACGCGATTTCGCGCCTTGGGCTGGTGGGCCGGGGTGTATCAAATCAGCTCGCAGTGGGTCTGGCGCCCACGCTGGAATGGCTGAGCGATCAGGCCGCAGATGCCGCGGAATGGTTCAACGGGCTGAGCGATCGCACCAAGCAGTTTATTTCGGTGGGTGCCGCACTGACAGCGGCCGTTGGGCCTGCGGCGATCGGCCTGGGCCTGATGCTGAAGGTTGCGGCACCTCTGGGTGCTGCGATGGCGGGCGTGGTGACCGCTGTGGCGTTGGCGCCGGTCAAGTTCATTGCCGCGGCTAAATCTGCTGTGGCGCTGGAAATCGCTCTGGGTGCAACCAGCACCAAGGCCGCGCTTGCTGGCGTTGCCATCAAGGGTCTGATCCGCGGTTTGAAGCTGCTGCGCCTGGCGGCCCTGGCAACCGGGATCGGCGCCCTGGTTGGTGTTGCCGCGGGCATCTACCAGGGGTTTCAGCAGTCGAAAGTGGCGGCGGAGAATTTCGAAACCGCCATTCGTGACTTGGCCTCGGCGCATGACGTGCTGAACACGGCCACGGACACCTTCTATTCAAACATGACCGCCAAAAACGCGGAGGCGATGCGGCGGGCTGCTGAAGCTGCGCGCGATGCCACGCGCGAGGCGCTTGAGGCTGCCAAGGCTGAGCTGGAAGCGGCATCCTTTGCGACCAACTTTTTCGGCGCCAGTCTCTATGAAACCGAACGCATGGCAAAGGCCCGGGCTGACATCGAGCAGCTGGGCGCGGCGCTTGCGGAAGCTGAAGCCCGCCTTGATGCCGCAACCGTGGCGGCTGAGCGCACCGCTACTGAAACCGGCAATGCAGCCGAAAGCGCGGCAACCGCGGCGGAGAACAGCAACGCCCTCGCGGGCGGCCTCGCTGGCGCTGCGGGTCAAGCCTCGGCACTTAGCTCCTACCTCGCTTCAGTGCCGGGTGCGATCGCATCCGCGCAGACCACAATCGCCGGGTTGAAAGCCGGTATGGCGGTTCTGTCCTCTGGCGGCGGTGAGGCTGCCGCCAATGTTGCAAAGTACCGGGCGGAGCTGGAAGCATCTGCGGGGCCTCTGGGGGAGCTTCAGGACGGTCAGCGGGACCATGTTCAGCAGACGATTGACCAGCAGGTGCAGCTCTATGCGCAGGAACAGCAGTTGCGGGGTGAGTATCAAAAGCAGCTGGCAACGCTAAACAAGGTCAAATCCGCAGGCGGGGCGGCGTCTAAGAGCGCTATGGCCTCGCTGCAGAAGGAGATTAAGGAGCGGCGCGAGCTGCTGGGTGTCACTGAAGCCCAGCGGAAGAAGCTGGAAGCCATCCGGCTTGTGCAGCAGCGCCTGGGTAAGGATGCACTGGGGTACAGCAAGGCGCAGATCTCCGGCCTGGCCGACCAGCTGATTGAACTCGATGCGGCGGAAGAGGCCACGCGGCGGATTGCCGATCAGCAGGAACGCTGGGCTGAAAACATCACCCGCACCGCCTTTGAGGGCGGCAGCCTCACCGACACGATCGAGGGTATGCTGCGGGATATTCAGTTTCAGTTCGCGCATACCAAGATTGTCCTGCCGATCGTTGGGCAGATTACGGGGTTCTTGGGTCTCGATAACTTGTTCCTCGGTGGTGGTGGTCAGGCTGCCGCTGGGGTTGCTGGCGGCGGCGGGGGCGGCGGCCTGCTGAACCTGGCTGGTGGTGCTTTCAACCTCTTCGGTAGCGGTGGCGGCGGTCTGGCAGGCCTCGCGGGTTCCGGCGGTTTGCTAGGTGGCATTGGCGGGCTTGCTTCTGGTTTCGGTGGCATTCTCAGCGGTGGCGGCCTCGGTGCCAGCTTCTCGAGCCTGACCGGTCTGGTTTCCGGTTCCATTGGCGGTCTCGGCGCCATCGGTGCTGCGATCCCTGCTATCGGTGTCATTGCCGCAGGTGCAGCCTTCTTGAAAAAGGCCTTTAGCCGGAAGTTCGCCTATTCGGCTTTGGAAGGTACAATCGGTGCGGATGGTTTCGACGGCTACGCCCGGGATCATTTCAAAGGGGGGCTGTTCCGGAGCGACAAGGATATCCGCAAGGCGCTTGATTACGACTTGAAAACAGGCCTCAGCAATCAGGCAAAAGGTCTGACAGAAACCCTGCTGGGAATGTCGGAGGCCTTGGGGCGTGGCCGGGATGCCCTGAAGGATTACAAGGGGCATTTTGTCTCGATCCTGACCAGCGGGCGCAGTCTGGAGCAGATCCAGAAAGACTTGGCGCGGGGCTTCGAAACAGCCTCAAATCAAATGTCCGAATTGATCCTTGGCACGTCCAAGTGGTCAAAGGCTGGTGAGAGTGCCACGGAGACCCTGACGCGGCTGTCGACAAGCCTGCTGCAAGTCAATGACGCCTTTGACCTGCTGGGCCTGTCCGGCTTCAAGAAGTCGCTCCAGGGCGCGGATATGGCGTCTGGCCTGGTGGATGATTTCGGCGGCTCTGAGGCTATGACAAACGCCGTTTCCGCCTATTGGACCGGGTTTTATTCCGACGCCGAACGGCAGGAGACCACCATCCGCCGCTTGTCCGCGGAGTTCAAAAAACTTGGCTTGGCAATGCCGCAGAGCCGGGAAGAGTTCCGCAGCCTGGTCGAGGGAATTGACCGGACCTCAGCGTCCGGGCGGAAGCTCTATGCGGATCTTCTGAAGTTGTCAGGCGGGCTTGGGCAAGTGCTGGACCCGCGGGCCGGGATCAGCCAGGGCGTTGCAAAGCAGCTTGAGGCGATCGGCAAGACCGTTGCGGATCAGATCGAGGTTTCGCGCAGCATGGCCGCTGATGCCCGGGCGTCCGCTGAGCTGTGGCACCGGACGGCTGCCAAGCTGCGGGACTTCCAGGACGGTCTGTTGAACTCCGGTCTTTCCGGCGCGAGTTCTGCACAAACGGCAGCAGCGCTGCGGGGCCGCTACCTGAGTGCCTTGGAGCGCGCCCGCGGCGGCGATACTGACGCCGCTGCTGAGCTGCCAGGCCTGGCGCGGAAATACCTGCAGAGCGCGCGGGATAGCGCAGGTTCCGCGCTGGAGTTCAACCGTATCGCGGCCCAGGTGCAGGCGGAGATCCACCAGATGACTGCGCTGGCCGATGCTGCGGGTGATGCGGACGAACGGCTTGCGGATCTCCTGGATGAGCAGACCAGCGTCCTCACGGAACTGGGCGAATACCTGCAGACCGCAAATGCCAGCTCTAAGAAATTCGGTGAGGATGTCGCCCAGTATCAGGACCGGTTGAAAGCGCTGGGGGCAGACATCGTGGAGGCCAGCAAAAACCCCGGCATTGCTGAGGTCAGCCCGACTGGCCCCATGTCGGAATTGTTCGGTGAGTTGACCGGCGGGCTAAGCAGTGTGAAGGCGCCAATGAACTCGCTGACCAGTATGCTGGGCAAGCTCCGGGATGCCGTCAATGCGGATCGCCGGGACAGGAACCGGAACGCAAAGATTGCGGGCCTTCAGGTGAAGGGGGGCGATGCAGCGGCGGCGGCTAAGAGGCCGCAGGAGATTGCCGAAAAATTCAATGCATTGCGCGAGAAATACGGGGTCAGCCTGCACGGGCAAAAGCGGTCGATTTCCGTCAATAAGGATGGCCAGCTTGTTACCTCCTTTGACTACTATGGCGGAACTCCCAAAAGGCTGGCGGAATTCAAGAAAGCCCTCAAGGATGAATTCGGCACGGCCTCTTTTGGCAATGTCGTCAGCTCGGCCAATTCGAAGGCCAGCAAGGCGGCGGTGCAGGCCGAAAGCCTCCGCAAGCAGATCCGCTCGATGGGCGGTATTCCGCAGTTTGCAGAAGGCGGCGCCCATCTGGGCGGCTGGCGGATTGTCGGGGAACGCGGCTGGGAACTGGAAAACACCGGCCCCAGCCGGGTTGTGAGCCATTCGGATTCGGTTGCCATGCTGGATAACCGCCAGGTGGTCCGGAGTGTCGAGGGGCTTGCAAAGCAAGTCGCCGTGCAGGGTCAGCGGATGGAAATGATGGTGCGCAAGGTCGCGCAGTACCTGGAGGATTGGGATGAAGTGGGTCAGCCGGAGGTGCGTGTCTGATGGATTTCAACATTATCGCGCCGATGACTGTCACCGATGCGGAGCTGACGGCCTCGAACATTCCGGAGAATGATCATGCGGTATGGGATGCCGGCACATCCTTCGGCCTCGGCGCAAAGGTGATCTCGACCACCTCGCACCGGATCTATGAGAGCATGCAGGCCGGAAACCAGGGCAATGATCCGGTTTCGGATGATGGCACCTGGTGGCTTGATCTGAAGGCCACGAACCGCTGGAGCGCGTTTGATCAGCGCCGGTCAAACCGGGCCAGCTATGCGGAGGAAATCACCTACTCGATCGTGCCCAGCCAGGACTGCGATGCCATTTCGCTATTCGGCCTGTCGGCGGGGTCGGTTCAGATCGAGGTCTTTGACGGTGCCACACTGATCTATGATCAGACCTTTGCGATGGCAGACACCGGACATGTGGTCAGCATGTATACCTATTTCTTTGGCGGGGTGGTCTTTCAGCGTCAGAAGGTGCTGAACGGCTTCCCGGGCTACATCGGCCACCGGATCGATATCACCATCTCAGCACCGGGTTCCGTGGCTGAGGTGGGGCATATCGTTCTTGGCAGGAATCACATCCTGGGGGAGGTGATGAACCTTCCCAATATCCAGCACGTCAGCCACAGCCGGAAAGGGTATGACGATTTTGGTGATGAGATCCTGGTAAAGCGCGGATCCACGCGCCGGGTTGAGGTGGATCTCATTGTGCAGACGCTGCAGGCGCCGCGCGTGATGGACATTATCGCAGAGGTCGATGGGGTGGCCACGGCCTTCTACCTGTCCGGTGATGCTCCAAGCTACGGGATCGAGGGGCTGGGGTTTGTCGATGACCACAGCCAGCCGATCGATATCGCAGGGGACAGTGTTTTTCCCCTGGTTATGAAAACTCTCAAATAGGGCAAAACTCATGGATTTTCCTGCTCAACCGGCCAAGCCGGATATTCCTCTGCGCTCATCGCCGGAGGCCGACTTTGATGCAAAGATGGTGCTGCTGTTTCAGTGGGCGGTGAATGATTTCTTCAGCTTCGTGGATGCCTGGGCGACCTGGCTGACCGAAAACAGCACGGTCATTGGCGGCGAGCTGAACGATACGGATATCGGGCAAACGACCCCGGCGGCGGGGGCGTTTACGGCGCTGTCTGCCGCTGCAGTGGCGTACTTTGCCGATAAGCTGGGCGTCGGTACTGCCTCTCCGTCTCATCTCATCGATGTGCAGGGCATCGGGGGCGAGGTGGCGATCCGCGTGAAGAACACCGATGCGGCAGGTGCTGACCCGGATGCAAGCTTCTATCTTGATGCGGGGAATGCCAGTGGCGAGGCCGCGCTTGAATTTATGAAGGGTGGTCTTCCGGAGGCCCGGGTGATTGCGCTGCTGGATAAGCTGCGGCTTGTTCATGATGTGGGGCCCATCGAACTGCACGCGGCGGGTCAGGCTGCGCTTAGCGTTTCCGGCACGGCAATCGAGCCGGGTTCGGACAATGCCTTTACCGGCGGCTCCGCGAGCAAGCGCTTTTCTGAAATGTTCTCGGTCGATGGAACTATCAACACCTCGGACATGCGCGAGAAGGTCAACATTCGGCCCTTGAATGAGGCTGAAAAGCGGGTCGCGCAGGAGCTGGTCAATGATTTCCGCATCTTTCAGTGGATCTCTGCTGTGGCGGATAAAGGGGAGGCCGGTGCCCGCCTGCACGTCGGTCAAATGGCGCAATGGGTGGAGCAGAAGTTTGCGGAGGAAGGCCTTGATGCAGGCCGTTACGGCATGTTCACCCGCGACAAGATTTTCCGCACTGTGACCGATACCAAAATGGTCCAGGTTCAAAAGGTCGAGAAATCAACGCAACAGCGGACGATCATTGAAGTGATCGACGGGCGGGCGACTGAGAAGACTGTATCCGAAGAAATCTCGGTGCCTGTCTATGAGGTGCTTCCGGTCTTTGATGAGGCCGGGGAAGCGGTGATGGTGCCTGGCCCGGGTGGCCCCGTCCAGAAGACAGCGCGGGTTCCGGTGCTGGTCGAAGAGGAGCGGGAATTCACCGAAGAGGTCGAGGACGGCGAGCGCCTGGGGCTGCGCTATCCCGAATTGATGTGTTTCATCATGGCCGGAACCTTGGGCGTCTGACGCCGCAGAAAACGAGCAGGATACCTCATGAAATTTGAAAGCTTCGGCTCCGCCATGGCGGGTTTTTTTGGCGTGGCTGGTGGCTGGCTGGCGCAATACGGATCAAATTGGGAGGTGGTTGTCGTCGCCCTGCTGGGCGTTACGCTGGCGCTGCTGGAAGGCGATGAGCTGCGCCTGAAGCCTGCGGTTGCCGTTGCGGTGTTCAACCTTCTGATCGGCGTTCTGGGCGGCCCTATGGTGGCTCACTGGCTGCGGGAGCACTTCGAGATCCAGTACCCGGCCCTGACGCTGATTATCGCCTTTCTGGCGGCATATGTGGCGCATGACGCCTTCAGCCGCTTCCGTGGCCCGTTGATCCACCTGGTGCGGCGCTTGATGGGGGCGGGTTCATGATCCGCTTCCTGCGTTCAAAGACCTGGCGCCGGGTGCGTGTGGCGCTTTCTGTGCTGCTCTGGCTGGCCCTTAGTTGGGCCGTGTTTGGCCCGGCCTGAAACTGAAAACCAACCCTGAAACCGGCCCCGCATCGAGCGGGGCTTTTCCTTTGGAGGGCACATGACCCGAATTCTGACACTTGAAACCCTGCAGCGGATCACCGGCCCGATGGGGCAGGGTGGAGAGCAGGAGCGAAACGCGAAGTCGTTTCTGCTGGGGGTGAACACTTTCGGCTTTGACTGCGGGCTGAACCAGCCGCACCGGCTGTCTTACCTGCTGGGCCAAACGCTGCTGGAGAGCGGGGTCTTCAATTATGACCGTGAGTTGTGGGGGCCAACCCCCGCGCAGGCCCGCTATGACATTCGCACGGATCTTGGAAACACACCTGAAGCCGATGGCGACGGTTTCAAGTTCCGGGGACGCGGGCCGTTCCAGATAACCGGGCGCTGGAATTACCGGAAGTTCCGGGATTGGGCGCGGCGCCTCGATCCTTCCGCACCTGACTTCGAGGCTGATCCGGATGTTGTGAATCTGGATCCCTGGGAGGGGCTGGGGCCGCTTTGGTTCTGGAGCGTGAACGGCCTGAATGTGCCGGCCGATGCTGGCGACGTGCGGGTGATCACCCGGCGGATCAATGGCGGCTACAACCACTTTTTCCAGCGGCAGCAGTGGACCGACAAAGCGCAGCTTGTGCTGCTGGGATTCGCGGCAACGGACGTGCGAGGGTTTCAGCGCACTGTTGGCCTGGCCGCTGACGGCCGGATCGGACCGAAGACCCGCGCCGCGCTGCACCAGGAGCTGCGTGCCCTGCCGCCCGTTTCCCCGCCCAAGCCTGCACCGCTGCCGTGGCTGCCTGCCTGGCTGCTGAAATTTCTCACCCTGTCCCGCGGCTGATCGCGGGCCGGTTTTCCCCAACTGAAAGGACTGAACAATGGACCTTACAAACCTTCTCCCTGACCTGACGCCGCTGCTGATCGAGGCGCTGGCCCTGATCCTGACCTCAGCGATTGCCGCCGCTGCGTTGATGGTGCGCAAGCATTTCGGGGTCCAGGTCGGCCAGGCGCTGCAGCGTGATCTTCACACCGCTCTGATGAGCGGCATCCGTGCGGCTCTGGAAGATGGCAGGGAAGCTGCTGCGGACGTTCTGATCAATGAAGCGATCCAGCATGCCCGGGAATCCGTGCCTGATGCCATCAAGGCGCTGAAGCCCACGGAGGCGGTCCTGCAGCGGCTGGCGCGCGGCAAGATTGCAGAGGCCGTGCGGCAGGCCCGCGAATAGGTCTGCCTGACGAACTTGAGGCCCTGGCGATCGCTGGGGCCTTTTTGAAAACTGCATCCATAAGGAATGGGATATGCCCCAAATTGATCATTTCGCCCATTTTCAGCGCGGTCTGGAAAGCCCATGCTCCCGACATTTCACTATTGTCCCACAGGATGGCGTTGACCTGCCTGTGAAGCCGCGCGTTCTGCGCGTCCTGACCTCCGGGGATCTGGCTGTCCGTGATGAGGCCGGAGCCGTGATCGTCTACGCGGTCATTGCCGGGGAGACCATTGGGTTCTCAGCCGTGGGCATCGAGGCCTCAGGCACCACGGCATCCGTTGCGGGCTGGTACTGATGCTCGGCGCCGGTCATTCGGTGATGGTAGCAACTCAACAGCAGCGGCATTGTCTTCCCGACCGTTCAAGTCTGATCGGCTGGTACAGCGCGAAGGCTACCGGAACCATCCAGCTTGAAGCTGGTGATGAGGTGTCTGCAATCGGCAACCTGGTTGCGGGCTATCTGGGGTTGTCCAAGCTGGCGGATGGTGGTCCGACCTATGTGGCTTCTGAACCGCTCGCTGGCGGGCGTCCTGCGCTGGTCTGGCCGGATCAAGGCAATTCGCGTGGGTTGAGCCTGCCTACAGACGCGATGGTCAGGGAGGTGTTCGTTGTCCTGGCCTATGGCGACGGTGTGCGGGCTGCATTCAATAGCTACAACACTCTGATCACTGACCTGGCCGGGCTGGATACCGGCAGTCCGAACCGGGTGATCGGCCACGAAAACAATTCCGGGGTTTTCACTGGTTCCATACCTGCGGGAATGACCATTCATGTAAACGGCGGCGCTGCAACCACAGAGCTTTTGCCGCTGCCTTTGTCGGTGGTTCATTTCAGTTCGGCAACGCCATTTCCGCTGGCCGCGATCGGCGGGCGGAACAATGGCTTGAATCGGGCCTGGCGCGGGCCGATGTGCGAGGTTCTGGCCTATACCGACCAACTGGCACCGGCAGTGGTTGCGCGGAATGTGCGCTACCTGCGAAGCGGCTGGGGGATCTAGGCTTGAAGCGCCAAAGCAAAAAGCCCCGGTTAGCGCCGGGGCTTTTGTCGTTTCTGGAGCGGGCGTTAGTTGGACTGCGAGTCTGCCAGGTCGTGTTGAGCCCAAACCTACCTTCTCTCGTGTGTTTTGACAGTTGGAATTGCGCCGCGCCGTGGCTACGGTCGAAGGATGGAGTTGATTGATATTACCTATAAAGGGCCACCGTTGGATGACGGTGAAATATTGGCCCAAGCGCCTGATGGCCTAGTCACTCTTCTAACATCGTTGAATGGTTTCATTCAGTTTGGCGGCGGACTTCATGTTCGTGGCGCTTGTTCCGGCCCCGAATGGCATTCTTTGCGACGGGCGTGGAAAGGGCCGACATCGATAAGTGATCTCTATCCAGTTGTAGGCCGGAGTTGGGTACCCTTCGCCGAAGATTGCGTCGGCGACCAATTTCTCTTGCGAGACAAGGAAGTTCTCCGCCTTTCGGCCGAAACGGGTGAAGTTAATGAAATGGGTTTATCACTTTGGGGTTTTCTCAGAAGCGCCAATGCCGACCCAATGGGCTTTCTAGGAATGGAACCGTTGCTGCAACTCCAAAAAGACCTTGGAGCGATGCCCGAAGGACACTTGGTTCATGCATATCCACCATTTTGCTCTAAGGAAGCGGGCCAAGGGGTCTCACTAAAAGCAGTTCCGGCATGGGAACTTCACATACTGCACTCAGAATTCGCGAAGGTGCTGCCCAAGGACGGTGGTAAGGTTCGGGTCGAGATCAGCGACTAAAACAAGTTCGTGAACGGCAGCAACGTCCCGCCAACTCCCCTTCTTGGTTAGGCCTCCGATCTCTCGAGGAGTCTTGTGTTTGATTCGCCGGTTGTGACACTGGCGGGTAACTCAATTGACGCGCGCATGTCTTTCCTCCACCCTACTGTGAATACGTAAGAAAAGGCGCAGCCGTGATCGAGGGTAAGAAAGAGGGCGGATTTTCCAGAAAGTGGGCGATTGTGACCGTGCATCCGTGGTTGCCATCGAGGTCGGAGCAAGTCGCCAGGGCGCGCGCCTGGGGGGTAGATGAAAGCATCCTGGGCGGCGTCGATGTGTCAGCTCTTTTTGTCGATGATGTGCGCCACGTCAAGCGTACCACCAATTGGCCGGGCAAGCTGGTTGAGCGCGGCATCTTCCTGAAAAAGATGAAGCTTCTGCAGCACGTTGGGCATCAGGTTTTCTTTACAAATCCGCTGTGTGTCGGGTTCTCTGAAAAGCACGCGCGCAGCACGGTCGAGGGGCTGTTTGAGGCGGGCCTTGTGGTCTACGTCCACTCGATCAAGGACAACGACCCGGCGCTGTATCAGAAGGGCGACGACATGACGGAATTCTATGAGAGCGTGGGCCTGATGGCGAATGCCAAGCACCAGAGCGTCCACCGGAAACTGAAATCCAGATAGGAGCAGGGAATTCAGTGAAGGTTATTAAGCAGGCGCGGCAGATGGCAGCCAGGCGGCCAAAGGAAACAAAATGGACCGCCATCGGCGGTGCGAGCGGAATCCCTATTGGGTTGGCAGTTGGCGGAGTAGGGGTGGTAGCTCTTGGTGGGGGTGTTGGAATTCCTGCCGTCGTGCTGTGTTCCGTTGTTGGTGCAGCAATTGGGAACCGTTACGGCGTCGGACAAGATCGGCCACTACCAAATGCAGATAAAGAAGAAGCCAGCTAGGGAGTTATTCGACGTGCAGAGCAACGACCCAACACCTGGACAGCAGGAAGCGTTCAGCGAAGCCCACGATCTTTATAAACGGCTCGAGGCCGAAGGGCGTGTCTCTCTTGCAGAAGTAGGAACTGGATTGCTCATCGCCGCTGTTGTTGTTCTGCGAAAGGCAGTTGGAAACAAGGCGACCGCGGAACTTCTGTATGAGTATGCGGACGACTACGCCTGCCGCGATCAGCCCAGATAAGGAGTGCCGAGTGGGGCGGGACTCGAACCCGCGACCCCTCGAGCCTAAATCGAGTGCGCTAACCAACTGCGCCACCCACTGATATCCCCTAAGGGACAGCGGGCTCTTGATAAAGGTGGTGGCTTGTGGTGGCAAGTGCCGTTTTGGTTGTACCGTGGGAATTTCTTGGTTGGTCGGTTAGCAGCCAGGTCAGTCCAGTAAAGGAGCGCGGGCAGGTTTGTTGACGGGGGTAGGGCGCTCTGTGCGGCAACAGGTACGAGACACGAAAATGGGCGCCTCTCAACCGAGGCGCCCATCTTCTTGTGCAGAATGAGCTTGAGAGTGTTGTTCGCGCTCTCTGTTCTATCTATGCGGTATCTGAGTTAAAATTGTGTATACGCATCGTGAAAGTTGCATCAAAGGAGCAAGGCCAGTGCGCGGCACTCGTTACCAGGTCAACATCTGACTGCAGGCGCCGCCCCATCGGGACTGGGGTAAAAGAGTGACGGGCGCCCTTGGGTGTAGGCGCCCGCCTGGGTTTTGGCCTAGTACATAAAGGGGAGCGGAATGTCCCTCGCTACCCTTATGCGGTAGTTTGGTTAAGGAATCGTTGTCGCTTCGTGATAGGTCAGAAGAGGAGCAAAGCGTTTATGGACAAGCAGCATCTTGGAATGATTTTTTCGGTTTTGTTGATTTTGGTGCCCGTGATTTCAGTGAGTTTTGCCATGACATCGAATAGCCCTCGTTTGAAGGCGCGAGGTTATTTTGGCTTGTGTGCCTTGATGTTCATCGCTGCGGGCGGGTGCTTTGCTTTGGCGATCACGGAGCAGAATAGGGCGGGGTATGTCTGGATGGCATTTCTAGCCTATGGCTCTTACTGGGCATGGAATCGGGCTGCAGAGATAAAGTCCAAGTAAGGAGTCCTGCGGGTGCTCGCGGCAAGCACCCGCAGGGATCATCGCCTAGATGATAAGGGAGAACGGAGCGTCCCTTGCACTCTTTTTACGGGAGGGGCGTTGTGAATGTGTTAACGCTCCGTCAAAGAACCAGAAAAGAAGTGGAGCGGCCCGCTAAGCTGGTTACACAAGCACTGGTTACGCGCGGGCCGCGTCCTCCCGCCCCCGGAAGACTTGGGAAGTTTATTATCTAGGGTGCAAGTGAAGGTTGTCCAAAGTGAGTGTGAGCGACCCGCAGGGTAACGGCACCCAAGGGAACGGTGCAGCGGGCCGCTCTATCCCGCCCCGGTTGATCGGGATCGAAATATTATAGCCCAGTGAGTTGGGCGGTCCAAATAAGGAGCGAGGAGCAGTCCCGGATAGACCGGGGCATTACCTTCTTTGACCGAACTCTCTTTTGCGCCTGTATGCTACATCTGACGTCAAGGCTTGGTGGCGGCCAGTATCTTTCTAGAAGAAGGACCCAATAACCTGCGGCAATGCCCCGCCTTGGAAGTCCTCAACAGCGCTTCGAAACTCACCAGCCTCGTTGGCAGCAATCTGAATGCTGTTGTACAACTCTGGAGCCATCCCTGAAACACCTGCACGTCGAATCTTGTTCGATACACCAATTAGGTCTTCCAGCGCGATTTTATACTCCTGTCGAGCCTTGATTATCGGTTTAGTGGGAGCCCTTACCTTGCCGAGAGATACAAGCATCGAGCGCGCGAGATCCTGAGTTTCATCCAGCTCAGCGCCTAGATCAAACAGCTTGCCAGGTGTAACCAAGTCATCGCTCAACATAACCAAGTGCTCTACGAGCAGGTTTTGTTTTGTTTCTACAGCTATGAAGTCGTTGGTTAGCTGTGTCGAAATGTCGAACGACTCTTTGTATGCAGTGTAGGCAAAATAGTAGAGGACACCACCGATCACGAATACCCAACGCACTGCAATCAGCAGCACCGTGATAGGATGCCCCTTTACCACTCTCCAGAGTTTCTTCAAGATTTCAATCGACATCGTCGCCAATCCTAATCTGATAACTCAGCTTCGCCCGTCACGTTTGCGGCGTTTCTATTCAGTCCGTCCTGCAGCGCTTCAATGTATGTTGCCGCATTATCATGCCCAGATGTGCGCACAAAATCCACTAGCGCCTTTTTGCTCGCCTCAACTAGCTCAACTCCACCAACATCTTTGCTGTTTTCGACAATCAGGTGGCCGGCTTCTATGGCCTCGGCGCAAGCCAGCCCCGGCAGACCAGCCGCCGCGGCCACCATTAGCAGCTTTACAACGAATGTGGCCACAGATGCTGACTCTAGATGGGCTCTTCCATTCGGGCTATCAACCCTCGCGTGAAAGTATGGGCTGGAAGTGACCGACCTGTCAAACAGGGCTGCACCTGGCCGGAGACTGTTGCCGGTCATCAAGGCGTGTTCAACCGCCATGTGAAGTTCTATCATCTGACCAATGACCCGAGCGTCAAAGTCATCAGTACCAGCAAGAAGGCCTGTTACACGGTCGTTGGCTCTCTGATAGTCGCCGTAATATTGGCGCAAAACCCGGTCCTCTGCGTGCCCCGAAATCTCTTCCACGACTTTCACAGTACGGGCGGCATCAGTAACGGACTCTGGGAGGTAGCGCATTGGGACTTGCTTCAAACCGCGAAGCTTGCGCGCAGGATAAACAAGGCCGGATGCGCGGCCCTCACCCTCGACCACTACACGAGGCTCTTTCCTTGGCAGGATCTCCGCCAGAATGGCATTGCCGCCCAAGGTGTTGCTTGGAACTACAACAAGTGTTCCTCCAGGAATCGACCAAAGAACTTGATTTGCTGCATTTCTAATTTTCGTGCGAGTGGATGCCCGTTTGGGGTCGATCAAATCAACACGGTAGAAATCGACATCAGTGGATGGTTTGGGGCTGCGAGAGCTCTTGGCTTGTCGCCCCCAAATTCTCATTACACGAGCGCGCTCAAGTTGAGGGGCTATGCTTTTCGCTGACGGAACCTTCTTTCCGTCCTCAAGGGACAGAAAAGGAGCGTCTACCGGCAAGGCCTCATGTTTCAGCACTGCGTTCCGCAAAGCGTATCGGGCTCCAGGGCGGACTAGATGAACCTTGATGTTGTCGCTGAGGATCCTGGTTTTAAGGTCAATCTTAAGTGTAGGCGCCAT